CTATGTCAGCGGTATGAAAAGCGGCGGGGACTGGTCGAAATCGCCGACCTGCCGAACCTCGATCGCCGTTCCCGGCGGCACGGCCGCCAGTTCGTCTGCCGTTATCGCCAGCAGCGGCGATGCAAGCGTCCACGGTCCGATGCCCGGCGCCGGTGGCGCCAGCGCGGCGCGCCACGCTTCGCGGCTTTCGCCGAGCGGCAGCTCGACATGATCGCGCCATCCGTTATCGACGCGGCTGCGCCGCACCCAGCGCACGATCGCCCCGCCCGCCCCGTCGGGCGAGACTCGACCATGCACCGGCGCCAGCGGCCGCAACGCGCGGCCCGCCGCCGGCACCGCGACCTCGTTCAGCGCCGCGCCGCCGCGCGACGCCCATTGCACCATCGCGCCGCCGCTTTCGGCCCAGTCCGCCAGCATTTCGGGCAGCATCAGCGCCGCCGGGTCGTCCAACAGCACAAAGGGCTCGCCCGCCGCATGGATCGTCGCCGCGTCGGTCCCCGCGCGCCCGCGCAGCAGTCGCGACAGACGCCAGACGCCGGGCGCAACGATCTCCGCGCGCCCGAATTGCAGCAATTCGCCGCCCAGCATCGCCCGGTTCGCCCCGCCCAGCAGCGCGGCATCACTCACCGATTCCAGCGTCATCGCCGGATTGACCAGCTCGACGAGCACCGCATTCGCCAAATCGAACAGGCTCGCGCTTCCCGCCGCCAGCAGCGCGGTCAAATGCCCCAGCGCCGCCGCCGGGCGCGCCGTTCCGATCGCGATAGGCTCGGCGCCGGGCGCGGGCACGAACCAGCAATCGGCGCCTCGCCAGCCGTCGTTGCTACCCGCCCCCGCAATCAGGACGTGCGGCGCCGACGCGGCCGGGCTGCCAAGGTTGGGCAGATCAAGCACATGGACGGTCCCGACGGCATCGGGCCAGTCGGGCGCACCGACCGGAGCGCCCGGATCAGCCGGCACCTCGTCGGCAGGAAGCGGCTGGTATCGCTTCAGTTCCAGCCAGATGTCGTTCCCGCGCATCGTGCGTTCGGCCAGCCGCCAGCCGCTGCCGTCGGCCAGTGTCACCACCTGCCCCACCGTCAGCGCCGCGGCCGCCAGGTCGGCGCGCAAAATCATCGTGTCGCGACCGTCCGCCGCAGCCCCCGCCAGCCGCGCGGCCAGCGCGCGCGCCGAGGCGACGGGCAGCGCGGCGGGCAGGTCGATCCGCTCCTCGCGCGCCCCGCCGCCCGCGACGCCGCTCGCCTGCTGGCCGAGCTGATAATCGCGTCCCGGTTCATAATGGCGCAGCCGGATCGTGCCGGGCAGCGACGCCAGCGGCGCCCGTCGCCGCTCGGTATCGGCGCCCGCTTCCTCGCCCCGTCGCGCCTCGCGAAAATCGGCGAGCGCCACCGCTTCCCCGGCCAGCGCGGCGGGCGCCAGGCGCCACCCGCCCGGTCCGCTGCACAGCCGCACGCCGTCGGCCTCGAACAGCGGCGCCAGCGCGTCGCGCGCGCGGTCGCCCGACGCCGCATAGCCCGAAAAGCCCCAGTCGCCGTCGCACCGATCGGCATCGTCCAGCAGCCGCGCGCCGACCAGCCCGGCGTCGATGCTCGCCGCGTCGGCTTCGACCTCAAAGGTCAGCGAGGGAATGCGGTTGCCAAAGCTGCCCAGCTCCAGCTCCTCGAACAGCGCATAGGCCAGCCCGCGAAAGCCGCTCGCCGACGCGATCCCCAGCGCCGACGCGATCAGCGGATCGACCGCCTGATCCTCGCCGCCGTCATACCAGCGAAAGGTGCAGCGCTCGCGGAACGTCCCGCTCGCCCCGCGCAGCAGATTGCCGTCGGCCCAGATCCGCCGGATCGCGCGGATCGGCCGCGACGACAGCGCGATCGCCAGCGACACCGAATAGCTATATTCGGTCACCGACGGGCGCCCCTTGCCGCCGCCGCGCTTCTCGCGCCGCTCGATCAGGTCGGTCGCCCAGATCACGCTGCCCGCGACGCGCATCGTCCCGAACAATTGCGGAATCTGCTGGCCATAGGTCGACGCCTGCACTTTCAGGTCGGCGAGCCGCGGCCCCTCGCGTCCCTTGGGCGCCAGGATCGCCGCGTCGACCTGCTGGCCCAGCGCCGCCCCGATCGCCGCGCCCACCGGCCCGCCGATCAGGCCGCCAGCCACCGTCAGCACCAAAGTCGCCATCCTATCCCCCTTGTCCGAAGCGCCATCGCGGCGCCGCGCGCACCGCGGCATCGACGGGCGCCTCGACGACGCGCCGCAGCCCTGCATGGGCGTGAATCCAGTTGTCGGTGCCCATCAGCCCCAGATGAAATTGCCCCGCGGGCAGCGCGACCAGCGCCACATCGCCCGCTCGCCCCTCGCTTTCGGCGGGCACGAACCCCGCCCCACTCAACGCCGCCTCGACCCGCGCGCGCGCCCAGCCGCGCAGCGGATAGCCGTCCGGTCGCGCAAGCCGGACGCCCGCCTCGGCATAGGCCGCCCAGACCAGCCCGACACAGTCCAGCCCCGTCGCCGGATCGCATCCCTGAAAGCGGAACCGCGCCCCGACCATCGCCCGCGCCGCCGCAAGGGCGCGCGCGCCGACGTCATCCACCGGGATAGCGCGTCAGCAGGTCGTTGCCCGGCAGATGCGCCTCGCCGCGAAAATTGACCGCATTGGCAAAACGGTCGCGACAGGTGGCCAGCTGCTTGTCGCATCCCTCGGTCAGCCGCACGCGCACCGGCGCGGCTGGCAGAAACGCCGGGGCTTCAGCCAGATGCAGTGCGGCCCCGTCGGCGGCGATCACCGGGCTCGCCAGCCCGCAATTGGCGCCCTCGATCCACAACAGCTCGCCGAACGCCATATGTGGCGCGGCGGCGTCGAGCGTCACGACGCGCCCTTCGACGGCTACAACGTGCCGGATATGCGTCAGCGGCGCGAGGTCGACGCGGCACGCGCGATCGCCCAGCGTCGCGCGGCACGACGGTGAGGTCGCCGGGCACACCGGCCGGTCGAGCAACTGCGTCACACCCTTCAGCTCGGCGGCAAAGCTCGCGCCGCGCCGCTCGATCGTCCCCAGCGATCCGCGCGCGATCGTTACCGGCGCCGCATCGGGCGCCGTCCAGTCGGCCAGGAACAGCTCCAGCCCGGCGCCGTCCCAGCGCCCGGCGTCCAGATCGCGCGTCGCAATCGCGTCGCTCGCGATCGCCCCCTCGATGTCCATCGTCGCCGCGTCCAGGCTGTCGCGCGTTTCGATCGCCGATGGCTTCATCCCCGGCGCCGCGCGATAGGGCAGCCCGTCGATGAACAGATCGCGGTCGTGCGAGGTCAGCCCGATCACCACCCCGTCGCGCCGCGACAGCCGCCAGCACCAGGCGAGCGTCACCAGTTCCGCGCGCAGCCAGTCCGGCGCCGCGCTCAATCCGATCGGCGTCACCATGGCGCGCGCACCTCGACCAGCGGCACGCTCGCCAGTTCGCCCGCGAGGAAGGTCGCGCGGCTCACCTCCAGCCGGTCCTCGGCAAAGCGCACCGGCACGTCGAAGCGAAAGCCCGCGCGCACCGCGGCGCCCTCGGCAGGCGCCGCGTCGAGCAGCACTTCGCCCTCGCCCGTCACCAGAAAGGCCGCCGTCTCGATCCCACCCACCGACACGCTGACGCTGCCCGCGACCGGCAGGCGGATCGGCCGCACCACTTCGGCGTCGCCTTCGCCATAGCGCTTCACCAGCGCAAATTGCCGCCGCACCCCGTCGCCTGTTCCCAGCAACTGATCCTCGGCGGTCGGCAGCCCGTTGTCGGCCGCCGAACTGCTGTCGAACGGATCGCGAAAGCGGAACGCGCGCGCCGCACCGCGCCGCGCGCGGAAAAACGCCGTCAGCGCGCGCACATCGGCCTCGGACCTTATCCCCGGCCCGGCGTCATAGCGCATCCGTGCCTCGGCCCATTCGCTCGCGCGCTGTTCGTGCCCCGATGGCGAGCTGACGATCTGCGTCGAAAATTCGGTCAGCGCCACCGCCTCGCGCCCGATCGCGATCGGGAAATCCACTGCATCGAACGCCTGCACCCTGTCCTCCCCGTCAAAGGCCGTGAAGCCGTCGCGCGCCACCTGCGGCAGCGCCCAGATAAAGGTCCGCGCCACCCCCGCGCGCCGCGCCGCGTCGGCGGCCTCGGCGATCGCCGCCCACTGGCCGCGCTGTTCGGGCAGCAGCACGAACCCCGAAAAATAATGCTGTTCCGCAATGGGATAACCGAGCCGCAGCGCCATCGCGGCGCGCGCGCCAGCGGTCTCGCCGCTGCGCCCGCCGGTCACCCAGTCATAATCCTCGAGCTGGAGCACGTCGAACGCCGGCGCCGCCCAGCCGAGCGGCACATTGGCGCGCCGCACCTCTGCCGCCGCCGGGTCGAGCACCGGCGGCAGATAAACGAGCAAGTGGCTGACTAGCCCCGCCGCACCCGCCTCCTCCCGCGCCGCCGCGACCAGCGCGGCGGTCGAATCGGCGAGCAAGGCGCCCAGCGCATCGAGCATCGCCCGCTGCGGCGCATCGAGCGTCCCCCGCACGTCGGCGATCGGCACGCTCGCACTGCCCAGCATCGCGGTCGCCGCGGCGTCATAGGCACAGATGCGCCCCTCGCCCGCGATCCACCACCAGGGCTCGCCGACCTGGAACCTGCCCGCCAGCCCGGCGTCGCGCCCGATCGCGACAAATGCCCGCGCCACCGCCTGCAAATAAGCCATCGCCGCCGCATTGGCGGGCGACAGCAAGGTCGAGGGCGGCTGCCACCCGGTCAGCGCGGGCGCGCCGTCGGCGTCGCGCTGCTTCCAGTCTGCGGGGCAATAGGCGTCGAAGAGTTCATAGGAGAGCGACCAGATCAGCCCCAGCCCCGCCGCCGCGCAGGTCGCGGCGAAATCGCGGTGCCACGCGGCGCACGGGCCGTTGAGCGCGCCCCCCGCCGCATCCGCGAGCAGCCCCGCGCCCGACGGCGCCAGCCGCATATAATGGCTCATCCCGACATAATGGACGACGTCGCCGCGATAGCCCAGCTGCACGATCTGCCGCACCACGCGCGCCGGGGTCAGGTGGTAACAATCGTCATAGCCGTTCGTCATGCCCAGCGCCGTTTCGGGCAGCACCGCATCGCCGATCGCCAGTACCGATCCCGATCCGGTGCAGACGATGTCGCTCATCTCGGCCCAGCCCTCGGCGGGCGCCGCCAGCTCGCCCGCGCCGCCGTCATAGGTCGGCGGCACCAGCGAGACGAACATCCGGTCGATGTCCCCGGCCCACACCGGATCGGCCTCGCCGGGGAGCAGGAAGCCCCCGTCGAGATCGTCGAAATCGAGCGCGATCACCGCATCCTCGCCGGTCCCGTCGGCATAATTCCACAGCCGCACATACCAGGCGCGCGCATTGCCCGCCCCATCGCGCCCCTCGATCGTCAGCGTCGGCCCGTGCAGCGCGTCGAGCGGCTTCACCCCGCCCGACCGCCACCGGAAGCTCAGCTGCGTGTGCCGGAAATCGCGCCGCGTCTCATAGGCGAGCAGCGGATGATCCCAGCGGTCCGCCGCCTCCCAGATCAGCCCCGCCAGGTCCTGCTTGCGATAAAAGACCGCCTCGACGCGCAGCGAACCCGGCGCGTTGCTCGTCACGCTAGCCATCATCGGCCGCGCAAAATCGACCGTCCAGAACCGCGGGTCGAACCGCTTGATCCACCCCTTGCGATGATGCGGTTCGGCCGCCACCAATGCCCAGCCCATCACAAAAGCCTCCCCCTCCCGCCTGCGGGAGGGGCAGCGAGACTTGCGAAGTTGTTCGCTAGTCGCAGCGGGGTGGGCAGTCGCGACGTCGCTGGCCCACCCCCAACCCTTCCCGCAAGCGGGAGGGGAGCGAACGCATCACTCTTGATATTTGCATATAGGATCATGCCGTCGCTCCTAATCCTCCCCCGCCGCCACCGCGCGCCGCACCGCGCGCGCCAACTGCCGCCCCGTCTGCGCCAGCCGCTGCGGATCGCTCCCCGCCGCGCCCTGCACATTCACCGTGATCGCAAGATTGCGCACCGGCGCCCCCGCCGCCTCGATCCGCCCGCTCGCGGTCGGCACGAACAACTCGGGGCCCCGCTCGCCGACGCGATAGGCGCGCCCCGCGCTCACCGGCCCGCCTGTCGCGCGCCCCGGCGCGCCGAACAGCGCCATCGCGATCGACGAACCCAGCGACAGCAGCCCGCCGCCACCGCTCCCGCCGCCGCCCAGCGCCGCCCCCAGCCCGCCCGCCACCGCCGCGCGCGCGATGTCGGCCATCACCGACAGCGCCAGCCGCTTCAGATCCTCGAACCCCAGCTTGCCGGTGGTGATCGCGCGCGACAGCGCCCGCTCGATCGCGCGTCCGGCATCCTCGGCCCCGGCGACCAGCGGGCCGCGCAATTCCTCGCGCAGCGCCGCGATGTCGCGCCGGAACGCCCCCGTGTCGGCGCGCACCGCGACGACCATCTCGTCGATCTCATCCATCGGGAAATTGCTCCATCATTGCGCTCAGCGCCGCGCGGTCGAAACCGGCAACGCCGCTCTCGTCGATCCACCCCGCCAGCACCGCCGCGACATCGGCAGGCGTCGCCGCCCAGAAATCCTCCGGTCGCCACCCCGCGACGCGCGCCATCACGCCGAGCAGCCGCGCCGCGCGCGGACCAAAAGCCTGCTCGCGGGCGGCGTCGGTTTGGGACATCATCGCCTTTCGCTCCCTCACCCCCGGTTCAAAGGAATCTCACACAAAGGCACAAAGGTACGAAGAAGGAGGAATCGCGGCGAAGCCGCCTCCACCACAGCATCGCTCCGCCGTGGCGCAACGCTCACATGACCCGATAACCCCTCGCCGATCACGACATCTTCGTGCCTTTGTGTCTTTGTGTGAGACTCTTTTTCTTCCCACGGAACGCCCACTCTCACCGCCCCTGCAATATCTGCCCCAGCAGCACGCGCAGCGCCGGGGTCACCGCCGCCAGCCCCTGCGCCACGACCGCCTCGCCGACATCCTCGCGCGTCAGCGCGTCGGGCCGATCCTTCACACAATGCCAGAACAGCGTCGCCAGCTCGCCCAGCGCCAGCCGCCCGTCGGCCGCGCGCTCGACCAATGCGAACAGCGGCCCCAGCTCCGCCTCCGCCGCGACCAGCGCGGCAAAGCTCGGGCGCAGCACCAGCCGCGCGCCCGCGACGCACAGCTCCGCCTCGCCGCGCAGCGCGTTCGCTCCCATCCTTGCCGACGCGCTCACAGGCTCACCACCGCGCCGCTCGATTCGAGGTTCAGCGTATAATTGCGCTCGCCATTATAATCGCCGGCATAGTCGAGCCGCGTCACCAGAAAGCGTCCGCGCATCCGCTCGCCGCTCTCGAAGCTCAGCTCATAATCGTCGATCGCGCCCGACAACGCATGGCCGCGCAGCCGCAACTCGGCGTCGGAGCCGGTAAAGATGCCCGCGGCGCTCACCGACACCGACCGCACGCCCGCGCCCGACAACAGCTCGCGCCATCCGCCCGAATCCTTGGTGGTGACGTTCACCGCCTCGCCATTCACCGACAATTGCGTCGTGCGCAGCCCCGCCACGGTCCGATAGGTCGGCGGAGCGCCGCCGTCGCCGACCTTGAGCAGAAAAGCGCTCCCATTTTCGATTGCCATCGTCTAACCTCCTTGAAAAATAATCGTGCGGAATGGGGAGTCGCAGGATGCTGATCACGACACTGGTTCTGGCCATGATGGTCCAGTCGCCCGCGGCGACGGTCGACCGGACGCGCGCCGCTTTCACCAAATGCCTTCGCGACGATCTCAAGCGGGCGCTCGAGGCGAAGGTCGAAGAGGCCGAATATGTGATGACGCTCAAGGCGAACTGCACGGCCGAACGCGACGCCTTTCGCAAGGCGGTGATCGCGCTCGGCCGCGCCGCGGGCGATTCCGAAAAGGTCGCGACCGAGGACGCCGACTGGCAGGTCGAGGATTATCACGATAATTTCACCGAGAAGTTCAGGGATTATAAGGCGACCAACACGCTGCCCGGCGACTGACCGACGCGCTTCCCGATCTTCAGGCCACGAGGCATCGGCATTGCACGATCATCTCGTGCCGCCAGCCGCCCTCGCGCGCAAAGCCAAGGCGCGTGCGGATCGTCCGCGCGCCCACGATCGTCCAGCCGCCCGCCGCCCCCCGCATCGTCGCGACGACGCGTTCGATGCGCTCGGCGGCGCCTTCATCCACCGTGCCGCCGACACCCGCCAGCACCAGCGTCAGCCGAACCTCGCGCCCCGCGCGATCCTTCGTGCCCCAGTCGCGCCCCTCGACGCCGCCGACCGTCACAAAGGGCGCGCTCGCGCGCGGCGGTGCGCCGTCGAAGACGCCATGGACGATCCCCGCCAGCGCTTCGTCGCGCGTCAGCAGGTCGAGCGCGCGGGCGCGCACCGCGCTCTCGGCGCTCGTCACCGCCCGCTCCCCAGCGTCAGCCGCCGCCACGGCTGCCACAGCGCGGCGATGGCGGCGGGCGGGGCGGTGCCCGACCCGTCGCGCGCGTCGTGCAGATGTTGCGTCATGCGCAATATGCCCTGCCTTATCGCTTCGGGCACGCCGTTCGGCCCATCGGCGATGCCCGCGCGATAGGCGACGCGCAGCCGCTCGGCGTCGTCCGCCCGTTCGACCGCGATGCGCGTGCTGCCATCGCGGCCGACGGTTAGGCGATATTCGCCCTCGGCGAGCGGTCTTTCCCCGCCGCCCGGCACGAGCAGCGCCAGGCTGTCGATACCGGTCACCGGCTGCGCGGCCAGCCGGACCGCGCCCGCGTCGATCGGCAGTCTTTCCTCGACCGCGCGCACGATCAGCCACTGGCCGATAAAGGCCTCGCAGATATTGGTCGCGGCGCGGATCAGCCCCGCCACCACCGCATCGTCGACCGTCGCGCCCATCCTTAACCAGCCGCGCGCTTCATTCAGGCTTACCGGCGCTTCCCCCGGCAACAGACTCTCGGCCATCATCGCTCCTCCACCCGCATCGACACCGATCGCTCGTCGATCTGTCCATCGCTCAGCGTCACCCGGTTGGTGACGCGATAGAGGCGGCCCGCAACGCCGCCCGTCAGCGTGACGGTGGTTTGCAGCAGGCCGTGCGCCGCGCCCGCCACGCTCACGCCCCCCGCCTCGGCCGGGATGACCGACCAGTCGCTCGCGACGATGGCGGCCCCGTCGGAATAAGCGGCCGCCCAGTCGAACTCGAAATCGATCCGGGTGCCCGGATCCTTTACCATCATCGTCATCATCGGCCCTTTCCGTCAGGGTTTGCGTGGTGTCGCACGCCGCGCGATCGCGCGCGGCATCGGCAGCATTGTCTGCGGCGCTGCGGGGGCCGGCCCGGCCCATTCGCTCGCGAGGTCGCGTCGGCCGACATCGCCGATCGCGCGCGCCGCCAGCGCCGTTCCGCCGGTCACGCCGCCGCCTCCAGCGCCGCGATCCGCGCGTCCTGCGCGGCGATCAGGAACAGCGCGAGCTGGTCGACGCGGACCCCGAAGCGGCTTCCGGCGGGGCGACCGGCCTGCGCCGCGCGCACCGGGGCGATGAGGTTGCCTTCCCCGTCGCGGACTTCGTCGGTCGCCGTGACCGGCTCCACCGCGTCCCACTTGTCCCAGCAGAGAAAGGCATAGGCGCTGCCCGGATCGACGCCCTCGGCAAGCGGCTCGATCAGCCCCTCGTCGGCCATGATCGCCCACACCGCCTGCGCGCGCACGCCGAAGTGCATCCGCGCACCGTCCGCGCCCTTCGCGGCGATCGCGTCGTTCCACTGATAGAAACCGAGTTCAGCCGCGATCCGCCGCGCGGCGCGCAGTTCGGCTTCGGTCGGCGCGCCGCGCCACGTCTTGTCGCGCGCGTCGGATGTGTTGATCGTGCCATTGACGGCATAGATTTCGCTGACCCGGTTGACGCCGCCGCCAATCGTATAGGCATTGTCGGCGACCGGATAAAAACCGCCCGCCGACGAGATCGCCCAGCGATAGGTGCCATTGGTGCCAAAGCGTATCTGGTGGTTCAGGCTGTTCCAGATGTCGAAACCGTCGTCGATTGCCGAATAGCCGCAAAAGCCCTTCGCCCCCGACGGATCGTAAAAGCCCTGATAACAGGCGCCGCCGCCGCGCGCGGTGGTCGTTTCGAGCCGCTGGATTTCGCCGCCCGACACGATATGCAGGCGCGCGTTCGGCGCTCCCGGCATCGAACCGATGCCCAGATGGCCTGTCGCGCTCAGCCGCATCCGTTCCAATCCACCGGACACAAAGCCGATATTGTCGGCGGCGGGTTGCCAGAATCCGGTGTCGGCGTCGGCGGCAAAGCTGATCGACGGCGCCGCTGCGCTGCCCGCGGCCGCGCCCAATGCGCCGTCCAGCGGATAGCGCCCGCCGGCATCGCGAAACGCCAGCGCCGACAGGGGGATGTTGACCCAGTCCGCGCCGCGCCGAACGGTCACCGCGTCGCTTGCCTCACCCCCGCTCGCGCTGTCATGCGATGTCGAGATCGGTTGCCTCGCAGCAAGCGCGTCGTGCACGCTCGTCAGCTGGCCCGACAGCCCCGCCACCGCGGCCGCCAGCGCCGCCGTCTCCATGTCGCGCGCCGCGAACCAGTCCGCGCCCACCGTCAGCGCGATCGTCTTGAGGCCGACCGCGAAATCGACCGCCGCGCCGCCCGCGGACGAAGCCGCCACCGCGTCGCGCAGCAGCCGCCCGTCGCCGCCGATCCGGCCGGTCCCCACCTCCCATTCGGCGGGATGCGCTATCCCTGCGATGGCATAATGAAACGACACGCCGGGCGGCACGACGCCCGAAAAACGGCGATGGCCGGGCACCGCGCCGGTGGGCGTCAGCGGCCCGGTCCCGCCCTCCTGCGCCAGCTCGCGCACCAGGTCGGCGAAAAAGGGAGTCGGCATGGCAAAGCCATCCTTTCCAATCAATTTTAGATGAGAAGAATGTCGGTCGGCATTTGGCGCCCGGCTCCGCCCCGAAAGGGTTGGACGGGCCGGGCGCCCTCGCGCGCCTGCGCTGCCTTCGGGTCAGCTGGCGGCGAATTTCATCAGCTTGATCGCCTGCGAATCGATGATCGCGCCGCCCACCCTTTTGGTTGCATAGAAATGCACAAAAGGCTTGTTGCTGAACGGGTCGCGCAGGATGCGCGTCTCGCCGCGGTCGGCGATCAGGTAACCGGCGCGGAAATTGCCGAAGGCGATCGACAGGCTGTCGGCCGCAATATCCGGCATGTCCTCGGCCTCGACCACCGGATAGCCGAGCAGCGTCGCGGCCTGTCCCTCGACCATCCCCGGCTGCCAGATAAAGGCGCCGTCCGCCGTCTTGAACTTGCGGATGCGGGCAAGCGTGTCGCTGTTCATCACCCACACCGCGCCCTGCCGGTATGGCGCTTTCAGCGCATGGACCAGCTCGACCAGCCTGTCCTGCGGGTTCGACGCCGGAAAGGCGCCCGCGCTGCCCGTCGCCAGATGCTGCAAGGTGCCAAAGGCGCGCGCGCCGTCGCCCTCGTCGCTCGTCGCATAGGTCAGGAAGCCCCTGGGGCGGTTGACGCCGTTGCCGGTCACGAACGCCGCCCCCTCGGCGACCGCGAACTCGCGCGCGATCTCGTCCGCCAGCCAGTCCTCGACGTTGAACATCGCATCGTCGAGCATCGCCTGGCTCGCCGCCGGATTGGCGTAAAGCTCGCCCGACGGCGGCGCGATTTCGGCAAAGCTGCGCGTCGCCGTTTCGGGCCGCGCGTCACTCTCGCCGACCCAGCCCGCGCCCGTCGCGCCCGTCGCGACCAGCTTGCGATACCCGCTCGTCCCCGTCTGCACGACGGTCGCGATGCTGCGGATCGGCGACAGCGCCTTCAGCGTCGCGGCGATGCTGGTGTCGATCTCGCGCGGCACCGCATAGCCGCCCTCGGCTCCGCTCGCCCCCGACAGGCTCTTCATCTCGACGCCCGCGTCGATGCCGCGCCGCAAATATCGCTCAACGAACGCACCCAGCGCCGGATCGGCCGCCTTCGCCCCGTCGAGCGGCAGTCGCGCCGCCGCGACCGCCTGGGCGTCGACCTGCGCCTTCAGCGCCGCGACCGACGCTTTCAGCTCGTCGACCGCTTCCGCCGCCAGCACCGCATCGAACGCCCCGTCCAGCGCATCGGCCTTCACTTCCATATCCATTTCCATGCCCGTCACTCCTTCAACGAAATCCATCGCCCACTTTCCTCGTCATCCCGGCGAAGGCCGGGATCTCGCCCTTTCGCTCGCCTCAGCCGTCGAGATTCCGGCCTTCGCCGGAATGACGATGGAAGGAGACACCCCCACCACCCGCGCCAGCGGCTGCATCGGCGCCGCCACCAGGCTCACTTCGGCCAGGTCGAGCGCCAGCAGCTCGCGCGGCCGCGCCCCGCGCGCCGCCCGCACCCGGTATCCGAACGACAATCCCGTCAGCGCCCCGCGCGCCACCAGCCCCGCCGCCGTCGGATGCGTCACCCGCGCCACGACGCGCAGCCCGCGCCGATCCTCCGCCAGTGCCTCGATCATGCCGATCACCGCCCCCGGCCGATGCTGCCACAGCAAAGGCACCGCCCGCCCCTCGGCCAGGCTCGCCGCAAACGCCCCCGCGCGCACAATGTCGCCGCCGCGATCGACACGGTCGAACACGGCAGCGTAACCGGCGAAACGAATGGACAGAGGTTCACGCGGAGACGCGGAGACGCGGAGATTCTCCAACCCCGCTCGCCCTGAGCTTGTCGAAGCCTGTCCTGAGCGCCTGCAAGGCAGTCGAAGGGGGTTGTTCTTTTTTCCGACGTCATCGAAGGGAAAACGGTCCTTCGACAAGCTCAGGACCAATGGAGAGGGGCAAGCCTTTCTCCGCGCCTCCGCGTCTCCACGTGAACCTTTATCCAGCGCCGACGCCCCCCTCACCGCAAGAGCCCCGGCAGCCCCAGCTTCACCGCCAGCCCGACGACCAGCAGCGCCAGCATCGCGCGCACCGCCCAGTCGACCGCCGCCTTCCACGCGCTCCTCTTCGCGTCGCGCCACGCGCCCAGCAGCTGCCGCAGGTCCGCCACATCGTCGCGCGCCGCCGCATCGGCCAGCCCCAGCCGCGCCAGCGCCCGCCGCGCCCCCAGCTCGCTCGCCTCCTCGACCACCGCACGCAGCAAGGCCGCGTCGGGCGCCCCGGACGCTCCGGCCGCGCTCGTCCCCGCCAGCGCGATCAACCGCGCCAGCGCCTCTTCCTCATCCATGTCGTTATCCTCACAAAAAAACCCTCACCCTGGGATGGGGGAGGGTTGCGCAGCCTTGGCAGCTTGCTGCCCAGGCGAAGCTGGGTGGGGGTGGGCCGTCGCCCGCGAACGCTACGCCACCCCCAGCAACGCCTTCTTCTCGTCCGCGCTCAGCCAGTCCGCCGCCGACACCTCGCGCCACAGCGCCATCCGGTCCTCGGCCAGCGCGGGCAGCTTGTTAAGGTCGACGCGCAGCTCGGCGCCGTCGAACCAGCCGCGCAGCCCGTGCGCGATCGCCCCCAAAATCTTCGCGCACAAGGGCAGCACCGTCAGCCGCCACAGCGCGCGATTGGCTTCGCGGTAGTTGGCATAGGTCGCATCGCCGGGCAGCCCCAGCAGCATCGGCGGCACCCCGAAGGTCATCGCAATCTCTCGCGCGCTCGAATCCTTCAGCGCCAGAAAATCCATCTCGGCGGGCGACAGCGACAGCGCCTGCCACCGGAGCCCACCCTCCAGCAGCAACGGCCGCCCCGCATTGGCGCGTCCCGAAAAACTCTCGGCCAATTCCTCGCGCAGCCGCTCGACCTGTTCGGTCGACAGCGGCATTCCCTTGTCGCCCGGATCATGCACCAGCGCCCCCGACGGCCGCGCCGCATTTTCCAGCAGCGCCGCATTCCACTTCGCCGCCGCATTATGCGCCGCAATCGCCCCCGCCGCGGCGCCCAGGCACCCCGCGCCATAATGATCGTCCAGGGGGTGCAGCGCCTTCACATGCACCACCGCCACGCGCCCCGCGCCATCCTCGGCGGGCAGGACCGCCGCCGACCCGCCCGCCTTGTAGCGATAGGCAACCGGCCACCCCCGGCTATCGGCCTCGACCGTCACCCGCTCGGGCCGCAACGCGAACAGCTCGGCCGGCACCCCCGCGCCATCGGTTAATATCTGCACATAGCCATTGCCGTGGAGCAGCAGGTGCGACGCCAGCGTTTCGAGCAGCCCCTGCCCACCCGACGGCCCCGCGACGAGCGCCAGCAACGCCGGATCGCTCGCCTCCAGCGGCGCACTCGCCGCCGCCTCGGCGACCAGCCGCACCGATCGCTGCACGATCGCATTCGCCAGATACCCCTCGCGCACCTGCGCCTCCCACGACAGCGGCGCGGGCGCCGACCAATTCCCATACACACGCGACAAAGCAGGCCGCGCAGCACCCTGCGCAGCCTTCCGGCCAAACCAGTTCATGATGTTCTCCTCACGCCGCGCGCAGGGGATGCCCCCTCGTCACCCCGGGCTTGACCCGGGGTCCCGCTTCAATCCTCAAGCCAGCCTGTCGGACAGATCCAGCCAATCGGGATTACCCCGCTCGATCAGTTCGAACTTCCATTGCCGGTGCCACCGCTTGATGCGCTTCTCCTGCGCGATGCACAGCACAATATCGTCGCCTCGCTCCGCCCAGACGAGGCGGCCGAGCCCATAACGCGCGCAAAAATCCGATCCGTCTCCCGTCCGGTGCTGATGGATGCGCGCCGCGAGATGCGCGGTCACACCGACATAGATCGTGCCGCGATAACGGTCGGCCATGATATAGACCCAGCCTCCCTTCCGTTCGCGTTCCATTCGCTTGCCATCAGAAAAGCGGGACCCCGGGTCAAGCCCGGGGTGACGAGGATGGCGTGGAGAGACGTCGAAGGGGGCGTGAATCGCGTCCATATTGGCGCTTTCGCGCCTGAACTGTCGCGGAAAGCTGACTGCAATCGTCACCCCGGGCTTGACCCGGGGTCCCGCTTTCGGGCGAGCGGCAGGCTCAAACCACCCGCACCCCCGGCCCCCGCCCCTTGCGCATCCCCGCGCGCAGCGCCGCCAGCGCCCACACACACGCATCGGCCCGATCCGGCGACCGTCCCGGTCCCGCATAACCCCCGCCGATCTGGAGCCCGCAAAGCTGGTCCTCCAACTCGGCGAACACCCCCGCATGGACCACCTGCCCGCGCTCATAGGCGAGCGCGACCGGCTCGGCGCGCCGCACCTTGCCCGCGCTCGCGCGCACCGGAACGACGGGCAGCGCCATGTCGGCCTGGCGCAGCACCGCCTCGACCATCTCGCCGCCCATATTGCTCTCGGCGACCACGCGCTCGGCGCCCCACCGCGCCGCCGCGGCGGCCACCGCCTGCGCCCACACGCCCGGCACCGCGCGCTCGACGCTCGCATCCTCGACCACCGCCAGCCGCCCGTCGCGCAGCTCGGCGGCGACGATGATCCCGCACGCGTCGCCCCCCGCGCTCGCGGGCGGATCGACGCCGATCACGACGCGCACATATTTGCCCACGCTCTCCGCATCGACCCGGCACCGCTCGATCAGCGCGCGCGTCCACAGCGCGCCCTCGACATCCTCCAGCAATTCGCCGTCCAGCTCCTGCCGCCCCAGCCGCGTCCCGCCGTAACTCGCCAGCATCGCGACGACGAAATCGTCGGGCAGGTGCGGGTTGTCGCGCGTCCGGCCAAAGGTTTCGACGATCCCCGGCGCCGCCATCACCTTGCGCATCACCGCATTGGGGCGCGGCGTCGTCGTCACCAGCACGCGCGGCCGCTCGCCCAGCCGCATTCCCAGCATCAGATTGTCCCACGCCGCCTCGCCGCGCCGCCATTTGGCCAGCTCGTCGCACCAGGCGAAATGATGTTCGGGCCCGCGCAGCTCCTCGCCCGCCTCGGCCGAATAGAGCGTCGCCACCGCGCCGCTCACAAAGCGCAGCTCGCGCCGCCCCGCCACCCAGAGCGGTTCCTCGCCCCTGCGCGCCACCGCGATCAACCCGCTCGGCCCCTCGATCATCACGCGCATGGCATCGGCCTGCGTCGCGCCGACCAGCGCGATGCGCGCTTCGGGCCAGTCGCGCGCGATCTGGCTCACCCATTCGGACCCCGCGCGCGTCTTGCCGAACCCGCGCCCCGCGCGGATCAGCCAGATGCGCCACGCCCCCGGCGGTTCGCGCTGCCCGTCGTTTTCGAACCCGTACCAGCGCGCGGTCAGCTCGTCCTTCTGCGATGGCGACAGTCCCTCCAGCACCGTGCGCTGGTCGCGCAGCTTCATCGCGGCCAAGGTGCCCATAATGTCAAGCGACCGGGTCCGCCGCTCGGCCGCGCTCGCGCGCCGCGCCGCCGTCATGCGCCGCTCCCCGCGGGCGGCAGCGCGACCAGTTCGCCGCCATCGACCGTCCCCAGGCGCCGCGCCTGCTGGCGCTTGACCATCGCGATGCGCTTCAGCAGCACCGCGTCGGTTTCCTCCTGCGTCGCGATATGCCGCGCCTGCGGCCGCCGCCGATGGGCAAAGCCCTGCTGCACGCTCCGCCGGTGCTGGTTGAGCAGCCCGATCGCCTGTTCGACCGTCATTTTCTCGACCGGCTGCTCGCGCTCGTCGAGCGCAATCTCGCCGACCACCTCCAGCGCGCGGCGCAGCAACGCCGTCTCCAGCCGCTCGAAGCCGACCTCCAGCGCCCCCTGCCACGCCTGCGCAAAGCCCGGATCGCGCTGGCGGAGCACATAGCCGCTGCGGTCGCCCATGCCCGCCGCCCTGTGCGCGCGCGTCACATTACAGCTATGCGCCAGCTCGGCCAGAAACGCCGCGCGCCGCGCCTTGGTCCAGCTTTGCGGCTTCGCTTTGCGCCGTTGCAACGGCCCGCTCTGGAAGCCCGCAATTTCCTCGTCGCCACTCTCGTCCGCCAT